CAGGCACTGATGGTGTCAGCTCAACTGATACTGTTGAGCTTACTTTTAGGTGGGTCGATGGAACAGATAACAATGACATCAAGCTCACCGCTTATATCACTAGCGCCTCGATTGGAGCAGCAACAGGCGATATCGTGCGAGCAGAGGTCAGCTTCCAAGGAACTGGTGCTCTGTCCACCGCCTCGGTCTAATGAGCGTCTATCTAGGCACTTTTGGAGAAGTTGAGCTGAAGCGTCAGTTTGATGGAGGCTCGCTGCAGTCGACAATAAACACTGGGGATGTTAACGCAACCCAGAAAAGATTTAGCTTTGATTTCGATCATGGCCAGCTGTTAGTTGGCGATCAGATTGAAATTAAAAGCACTGATGGTAGCGCTCTTGATTTCATAAATGGCTACACAGATTCAAGCGTCAAAAAATTTATTCACGTTGACGAGCTAGATGGCATCAGGCTTTACGACAGTTTTGCTCATGCTGTCAACGGTGGCACCACGAACGCAACTGCACTCGCAACACCTGGAAACGACATACCTATACAGGTCACGGTCGAGAACAGCTCTTACAGGATTCTTGGTCGAGTTCAAAATTATGAACTGAATACTCAAAGAGATACTGTCGACACCACGACCCTATCTGACGAGTTCCGCACTCGTATTAGTACGTTGATGTCTGGCTCTGGCCGGATGTCATGCGAATGGGAGTACACAGGAGATACAACAAAAGAGCTACCTCATTACTTATTAGAGCTTGCTCTTCGCACCAAAGTTGGCAGCTCTTTTTCTGGCAAATTTTATTTGAAGACTCGTGGATACAACCCTGCTAGTCATACGAATGCTGATGACGACGAGATCTGGTATGAGGTCGATGGCGTATTGACGGCCTGTGCTGTGCAATTCACGCCCAATCAATTGGTTCAAATCACAGCTGATTTCATAACGACAGGTCCAGTTGAGATACGAATGGCTCTCGTTACGCCTGACGGCATCTTGCAAGAGGACACTGGTGAAATACGCTTGGATCAAGACTCGGCGGCTAAGCTGCTCCTAGAGACTGACCAGTAACCCCTGGAGGGCTGACCGCTCATGGCCGACCTAAAAATTAGTCAGCTAACAGCCCTCGCTGGAGCGAATCTAGCCACTGGTGACGAGCTGGCGATTGTCGATACCAGCGCGTCTGAAACTAAGAAGATCACGCTGCAAAATCTGATCGAGTCAGGCGTTGACCTGATTGCCAACAGCAGCATCCCTGGCGCAAAGATCCTGTTTGGGACCGGGGAGATCGCTGGTACGGCACTTGCAGATAGCGGCGTCACGACAGCCAAGGTCGCTGATGATGCAATTACTGCTGCGAAGATTGCTAACGAAGCGACCTGTGATTTAATCACGACGCTGCCCAGCTCTGGCGCTTATACGGGCCAGCTTGCGCTGGATACCGATGACAACAAGATCTACATCTGGGATGGTTCTGCTTGGCAGTCAGTCAAGGGTGCTGGTTCTGTTAACGCTGTTGTCGGCACTAGTAGCGGCATCGTCAATATCAACATCAGCACTAGCGGTGACACGGTAACGATCACGCCGTCGCTTGATAACACCACTGCAGGCGCACAGTTTCTTGCTGGCCCTACGTCTGCTTCTGGAGCGGTCAGTTATCGCACGATTGCAGCAGGTGATTTGCCTACTGCCACTAGCTCTGCCAAGGGTGCTGTATCAATCAACGGCAACGGACTGGTGCTTAGTGGAGATGAACTCCGCGTCAACAACACTGTCACTGCAGAATCAACTGAGCATCATCTTGTTCAGTACACAGCTAATGGCCTAATCACTGGCGGTCGCGTCATTGCAGCAAGCGATCTGCCTGCAGCAACCTCCAGCGCAAAAGGTGCTGTTATCCCTGGATCAGGTCTTAGCGTTGCGTCTGGCGGCACGCTCAATCACACCAACAGCACAACAGCTGGCACCTTTACGAAGGTGACAGTTGACGCTCAAGGTCACGTCACAAGCGCAGTCAACATTGCAGCTTCTGACGTTCCAGACCTTGATGCAGCCAAGGTCACGACTGGTACGTTCCCGACCGCACGACTTGCCAACGATGCGATCACGGCAGCCAAGTTAGCCGATTCTTCCGTCACTAAGTTTGGTGGTGCTGGCGCAACAGATAACGTCGTTACCTTCCCAACTGGCGACTTCAAGGGTCAGTTCTTCTTCGATGAGAAGAACGAAGACCTTTACATTTTTACGGGTGAGTCGTTCCTGCCAATCACTGTTATTAGCGGCAACCTTGTAAACGCTGGAACGTATAACGCCAACACCAATCTCCTGACTAGCGTTACAACTGCTGGCTCTGCCGCTGGCTTTACAAACGGGGCGGCCTTGCCAAACCCTGCGGTCGGAAATTTAAATTATTACGTCGTCGTGGATACTAGCGGCACCGGTTCAGGCAATGCCCCAGCAGTTGCTCTGGCACCACCGGACATGTTGATTTCGCTTGGAACGGGTTCAACGTTCCAGCTGATTGACGTGTCTAACGCTATTGCTGGACAGACTGCAGCAAACATCTCTGTTGTCGCTACGGGTAATATCAGCAGCACGGATGTGCAGGCTGCACTGCAAGAGCTTGACACCGAAAAAATTGGAGCTGCAAGCCCAACATTTACTGGCACGGTGTTGTTGGGTCAAAACGCTGTATTGGCGTTCGAGGGTGCAACCGATGACTCCTACGAGACAACAATCACAGTCACCGATCCGACTGCTGATCGCACGATTACATTCCCCAATGTCACCGGCAACGTCGTAACGACTGGTGATAGCGGCACTGTTACCAGCACGATGATTGCGGATGGCACCATTGCCAACGCAGACATCAGCAGCACTGCAGAAATTGCAGTCAGCAAGCTTGGCCACGGTTCTGCCCGTCAACTGCTGCAGACAGCTTCTAACGGCACTGACGTTGAGTTCACCAGCAATGTGGACATTCCTGGAACGCTGGACGTTGCGGGCGTAGCGACGTTCGATAGCACCTCAACGTTTGTTGGTAACGCCACCTTCAACGGCAGCATCATCTTTGAAGGTGCTACTGCTGACGCCAACGAAACGACGCTAACGGTCACTGATCCAACGGCAGATCGCACGATCACGCTGCCTGATGCAACGACAACTGTCGCTGGCCTTGCTGTTGCCCAGGCGTTCACAAAAGGGCAAGCTGGAACGCCAGTTGCTTTGACCGATGCCGCCAGTGTTGCGATTGATTTATCGCTGGCTAACAACTTCACTTTGACCTTGGCAGGCAATAGAACGCTTGCGGCTCCAACCAATGTCACAGCGGGTCAATCTGGTGTGATCGTGATCTCGCAGGACGGCACGGGCAGCAGAACACTCGCGTTTAATTCGATTTTCAAATTTGCTGGTGGGACGGCACCAACCCTGACGACAACGGCTAGTGCAGTTG